GTCGGCGACAAACTCGGAGAGCCCAATGTCTCGGAGGCCCTCGTCTAGCCTGATGTTCTCGTTTATATAACCGAACCAGTTACGTGTCACAAAATCCATAAATATACCTCAACATTATAAATAGTTTGCTATTTCCAAAACAGTTGGACCGCTATTATAAGGAGTGATAAAAATACACAGATCATTGTTTTGGGGGTGAACATGCTCTCGCGCAGGAAGACCCACGTCAGCAGAGGAAATGTAAAATATGATATTGCGAAGACCATAAAACGAGGGCCCCACACCACGCCGCCCATGGCTTCGTATGCAAGTTTAACGCCATACCAGAAACAAAGACCTGTCGGAATGGAGAAGATTGCAACAGTCAGGAGCGGCTTATCAGCCCACCACTCCCACACGAACTGACTGTTGTTCTGAAACCACGCCATCACTTGTCCAAGGGCAAAGAAAAAGCATGCCCACCCTAATCCGCTAAAAATTGGCAATTAACACCTCCTCACAATTTTGTTCATTGCTTGTTTCATTTCCATATTTATCTATCAAAGTTATATTAAATTTTTCGTACAGCTTGAGGACACCAGGGTGATAATTATAGCTAACCACCCAAGGACTACTTTTACTCGCTAGGATGGAGCACACCTCTGTATGCTTAAATGTAGTGCCTTCATATGCCTTGTTCTTTCCTTCTTCAAATAAGTTATAACTAAAATCACCACAGGGAACAAAGATATAACCTCGCGGATTGGCGTTGTCGAGACTGCTGATTACTGTTTGCTCCTCATCGAGGACCAAATGAAAATTTTTCGGAGCCTTAAATGTTCTTAAATAATTTAATGCGACGGGAGTAAAATTCTGCATGCTTAATTCACCGGATGAAATGAGGCCCTTCTCCGAACAACGATTCAATAGGAAGAAAAGACTGGCGCGGATATAAGGATCAGCCCGCATGGGCCATGATTCCTGTAGGTGACTAAACATCTCTTCATCAAATTTAAACACGTCTGAAGTAATAATATCATAGAGCTTGCGGGGGTGGCGCGAGAGGCAATCCCAAAATTCATGTACATAATAATTGGTAGTGTGTGCAATAACAAAACGATCATAGGAGGCGAGATTTAATTCTGCCTTCCCCCCGTAAAACAGGTATGTATCTATTACACTGCGGGGCGCGATCTTCTTTTTAAGCGCAGCGACACATCTTCCGTTGTGGGTTGCATCTTTAAGCGGGGTCTTCATCTACGTGAGCCACAGAATGCTTAAATTGTTCTAACTTTCTCTCCAGATCGGAAGCGTCTATAGGTTCTCCCCCCTGTGTGTCTGCGTCAGCTGTCGTAAATCGAACATAGCCGTTAATAATATTTGATATATCGGAAAACGCCTGATCAATCCGCGCAAGTTCTTGTCGGGTGTCATCGATCGAACGCAATGTGTTCAACGAGAGCACTCTTTCCTGTGCAGGTAATTCAATCTGCGATACTGCAGTTTCTAACTTGGCATAAGAACGCTGCAATAGTCGCAGTGTCTCATCGGCCAAATCATCAAGCTCAATGGAATATTGAATATTAACTCTGTGTGACATCTTATCCTCTCAATAGTCTTTTGCCGGTCTGCAGTGCGCTCTCTACTATTTCTGGCGCTCCTACAACCACTATCTCTGTTCCGGTTTGCCCTCGATTAATGGTTAGTTTAGAAAACTGATGGGCTCCATTTAATCCTGGTGCAACACTGCCATTCTCATTCAATTCTCGCATCTTCTTTTCTTCTCTAATCATGATTACGTGCTCGGGGTTGACGAATATTTCGCGCAATGAATATAATTTATTTGTAGTAACGGCGCCGTTGCTGCACACTTCAGTAAGTTTAACTAACATTATCGTTTCTCCACATAATAGGTGCTATCTTTGTTTATGGTCCAGACATTCCCGTCCATAAAGACATCATAGCTTCTATCGTTCTGGCCGCAAATTACTGCTGTGCGAGGGGCATCGGTTACCACATATCTCTTTTCGCTGTTTTCTCGAAGCCAGTGTAATCGTGTGTGCTGGGGAATCCACACTAAATCTCCCTTGTTCATATTTTCTGTCATATGTTTTACTCCGTTTGGATGATCCCATAATTGGTGGTGATCAAAGTGCCGGCACAGCTAGCCGCGTTTTGCAGCGCCGTCCGAGTTACTTTAACGGGATCGATAATTCCACTTCTAAATAGATTAACTAGCTCTCCGGTTCTAAAATTCCAGCCATAATTTTCTTTAGATTCCAAAATTCTGTTAATAATTAGATCGGGAGATTCGTTGGCATTCATGGCCATCTGCTTAAAGGGCTCATAACACGCCTCCTTGACCACTGTTGCGCCATAAGCCTGTTCTGGGCCCTCTGTAGTAATGCATATCTTCTGTGCGGCGCGCAATAAAGCAGTGCCGCCCCCACACACAACTCCCTCTTGCTGCGCCGATCTGACTGCTTCTAGGGCATCTTCGATTCGGTGCTTCTTCTCGGTCATTTCAACCTCCGTAGCTCCTCCAACCTTGATAACAGCCACACCTGAAGAAAGACGGACAATTCGCTCTTGAATGCGAGTGCATTCATCTAGTGCTTCTGTGTCCTTGATCAACTGCTTCAATGCTTCAATCTTATTTTCGATTTCCTCATAATTGCTACTACCCCCTACGATGGTGGTGGCATACTTATTACTTTCTACAAACTTGGCGGTGCCCAAATCGGACATCTTTATCTCAGGTAACTTCATACCGCTCTCTCTCGTCACAAAAGTGGCGCCCGTGGACAGCGCAGCATCATTAAGGATTGCGCGGCGCTCTTCACCGTACATCGGGGCCTTAATAGCTGCCACCTTGAGAGTGCCTCGCATAGCATTCATGATCATGGCAGCTAACGCTTGCCCCTCAATGTCTTCTGCTACAATTATCAACGGTCGACTTTCGCGAGCGACCAACTCTAAAACTGGCAGAATCTGTTCCACGTTAGAAATCTTGTGGTCGGTGATAAGGAATAGGGGCTCATCATAATACATCATTCCTCTTCTCTCATCAGTGATGAAGGCAGATGCACAAAAGCCAGAATCCATCTTAAAGCCCTCGGTTATATCCAGAGATGTATCTAGTGACCGAGATTCTTCAATAGTAATTGACCCATCTTGACCCACCTTATCTACTGCTGTCGCAATTAATTTCCCTATAGCTGTATCGTTATTGGCAGAAATTGCAGCCACGTGCTCAATATCTGCGATACTGTTCACAGGCATCGCCATATCTTTAAGATTACCTACCACTTCCCTAACAGCCAAATCGATGCCACGTTGTAGCTCGATAGGAGAAACACCGGACGCGATAAATCGTTGGGATTCACGGAGGATAGCTCTTGCAAGAACTGTTGATGTCGTTGTTCCATCCCCTGCCTCGTTATTTGTTTCAATAGCCGCTTGGCGTAAGATTTGAGCGCCTGCATTTTCAAATGGATCCTCCAATGCTACAAAATATGCGACAGTCACGCCATCCTTCGTAATGAATGGCTGTTTGTCTTTTTCCTTTAGCAGTACATTGCGGCCTTTCGGCCCAAGTGTAGACGCCACGTTGTCTGCCAGTACGTTGGCGCCCTTGATAATCTTCTGTTGTAGAGTTTGATTGTCATCATAGGCTCTGCTCATTAGTCCCTCATGGTTAGTTTATATTATAATCTCTCTCGACTATTTTGTCAAGCTTATTTAGTGTCTTTTACGCGGACAGCCAAAGTATCCGTGCTTTCGGCCAAATCGGCGCCGGCGGTGGCCGCTTTGTCGGCGCCATCCATCTGCCCTTGCACAAAGAATCTATTTATTTCGGTTGTAACTTCATAAAGCTGTTGGTAGATAGGCATTATTTCCTCCCTAAGCGATTCGCCGTAGCTATTCATCACATCCAACACTTGTGCCTTTCCGACCACAAGGTTCCCGATATCGATAGTTTCCGCATTGCTTAGCGCCGCGGCCTGATCAAGATGGAACTGCGGTCTAGTGAAGCCTGCTGCTCTGATTATCTCCCCCCACAGCTGAGGGTTTTCGGCACCTATAGCTTGGAGGTCAGTAATCTTGTCTTTACCTCTTTTCTTCTTGCCAGTGGCGCTATCGCGCTGCTTAAGTTTAAACAATTTTCTCATTGGTCTTATGGAGAGGGGATTGTCTTCGCTCAGTCTAATCATCTTGGAGTGGAGAAGCTCGTAGCGAGCTTTGCGGACATCAACTAAGTCTGATTCGGGACCTATTTGTGTGCGCGGGGGTGGTGTCGTATTTGTGATCTGTAGAAATTTGTTAAAGGCGGACTCTCCCTCTTTGCTGATCATCAGCTCTGGGTTATACGATCTCCACAACTGGCCCATGCCGCCGATACCAGTAAGCTTTCGGGCGCTCTCCATATCTCCCAGAAGACTGCGGGCCACATCAACGGGATATCCCAGCATAGGCATCAAACTAATGAGCAGTTCCTTAAAATTATCGGTGTGTTGTTGAAGTTTTTGCAGCTCTTTTTCGGTTGTCTTAACTGCTTCTTGGATGACTTGAGGAATGACAAGTCGATCAAGATTAACTTTGCTGCCTAGCCATTCAAAAAAGTTATCGCGAGTAATTGTAAATTCATAAAATCCCAACTTCTCGTCATCATACTTAATAGCCACAATGTAGCGAATACCGTATTCAATCCCCAATGGGTGATTCGCCAAAAACTGCGTTATATTATACATACTTCCTTCAATCGCCGTCTTAGGATTAAGGAGCTTTAAACTAACCGGCTCGCCAGTGACGCCATCTACATAATCGTGGATTGGGAGACTTCCTTTTGTTTCTTCACCGCCGCGACCAGAAACCTGGGCGCCGCCCAACAGTCCCGCTAGAAAAGCTTCGAAAATAAATCCGGCGCCGGCGTCGGTAAAGTCTTGAACAACAACAGACAATAGGCGCAAAAATGTTAAATTTCTAAGGATCTCGGAGGCATCTTTACCTCCAGGATTCGAAGCAGATACAAATTCGTTTATGGCTGCTATTTTTTCCGGCAGGCCTTGTCCCTCTGCAATTTTTCCCATCATGGCGGTGAATGTCGAGCTAACTTCAGCTTTGTTTGCTATATCCTCATCGTCAGGGCGCCCTATCATCTCGCTAAACTCAAACTGTGGAAGGTATTTGTACAGTTCTTCCATCGATGGTTGTTTTTCTTCGGAGATGAATGTCAAACCGTTGGTCATTATATTTTCTATCATCTGCATCAACGACGGTGCATCAATGAGGCTATTCTTCTTTTTATATTCTTCATTCAATATATTTTTTAAATCTGACATTCTTAATTCCTAAACAATAATATCTGCAATTCCAAGTTTAACTGCTTCTTCTGCAGATAAATAGACATTTACCTTACGTTCCAGCATTTTTTTAACATCTTTGTGGCTCATTTTGGTCTCTGCGACAAGGCAATCAGAATACATCTGTTGCAATTGTTCGATCGCCTCCATCTCGTTAAGCATATTATGGAGACTGCCGCCGTTACCTCCCATCACTGAATGGATCATTACGCGGCAGTTTTTACCAATCTGTCTCTTGCCTTTGGTGCCGGCGGCCAATAGTAATACGCCAGCAGACATAACCTTGCCTAGGCCAATGGTGTGGATCTCAGATGACTCGGATATGCTCCGCATTATGTCATAAAGTGCGAACATGTCATCGGCTGATCCTCCATATGTAGAGATATAAAACTTTATAGGCTTTCGGTTTTCTTCTTTGGACGCCTTGTTATATTCATCCAGATATATAAGCCCGTGCACCAAATCAGCTATTTTGTCTTCTACCACGTCGGTAAACAATCCAATAATTCGGAGATCAAGTTCTGGCTCGGAGGCCTCCTTGAGGGCGTTCGGATCCAAGATAATAACCTTCTTCTCCTCTTCCTCCTCGGCGAGTATTTCATTGGTGACAAAGCTACATGCTTTCTTAATCTTATCAAATATCATTCTTTACTCCAGCTTCTTAATTTAAATAGAAGTTCTTTGTTATTTGCAAGGTGAAACATTGCAGAATTCCAATCATCAAACTGTGCAGTTCCCCTGAAGAACGGAGGATGTTCGGCGAGAAGAGCCTTTATGCCATCTCTTTTATAGCACTCAACTTCGTTATTGAATAGCTTCTCAAAATTATCAATCTGCTTTTGATCACCCCCTTCGAGTACAATTTCTTTAATCTTGGACATCTTGAGATAGTTATAATGTTCAAGGCCCTTTATCAGTACAGAGAGGGACACTAAGCGAGCCATTTCCAAGACCTGCAGCCCTACCCTAGTCGCTTTAAAAAAGTAGAAGGTGCGACACGTCACATATCCAAAAATAAAACACAGAAGGTATAAGAAAACTTGCACTTAGATCTCCTCTAAAAAATAACCACTAGGGTTTCCTAGTGGTTATTATAATGGTTCGTAGGGCTTTTGTCAAGCTATTTTGTGAGGCGCTTCATGATTCTTTCAGCCAATTGATCGACCACTTCTTCGTGACGCGTCTGGGCCTGAAGTCTAGCAGCAACTCTGCGGGCGACCTCGGCAACCATAGCGTCATCACCAGCTACAGCTTCCTCCCATCGACTCTTCTTGCGAGCAGAAGATCTTTGCACGGGAGGATCGTCTTTGGGATCGGTTCCCGGCAGAACCTCAGTGGGTTCATCGATGAGGGGGCCATGAGGACCTTCGTCTGAGGGCTGACCTCTGGAGGGGAGCTTCTTGGCCTTGCGGGGTTTTCCAGTGTCATATCCGCGACCGGTAGCTGTAATCTCGTCAAGCTCTTCACTTTCATTTACGTAAGCATCATCGCCTTTCTTTTCGCCGCGGCCTTTACCGATAGTCTTCTTCTTTGTACCTTCGGCTCCGCGCAGTTTGGCGCCCTTGCGCTTGTCTGCTCCAGGCTTCTCTTTCTTAGCGGTATAGTCTTTCTCTTCATAGCGCATGCCAGGGGGCTCTTCTTCGATGTCGGCCTCAAACTCTTCCTCACCTCCTTCTGGGCCCATCTCCATGTCCATTTCCATCTCTTCTTCGCCCTCTTCGGGGCCCATGGCATCACGTAAACGATCGGCAAGATCGATAATCGCCATGGCTTCCTCATCGGAGAGGGACATCTCTCCTTCGGCTGGAGGCATCTCATCGACAGCCTCCATATCCTCAATCTCTTCTTCACCGCCCATGGGATCATCCATCTCGACAGCGGCGACATCCATTTCTTCGTCGCGCGCACCGGGCATAGAGGACATGCTGGGCATTCCCATCTCTTGAAGCGTGTTATCGGCTAACGGTGAAAGGTTAGCCAACTTCATAAATTGGCGAATCTCGCCTTCTGTTAATAGTTTTTTACGAGCCATTTTATAAATTCTCCTTGATGCTGACTGCAACTCAAAGATAAATAGTTCCTTTTTTTATTAAAATCCAAAAAACACATGTGTCTTTAAAACACTTTTAAGTTTTGTCATAGCCTTAGTCTCAATTTGTTTAATTCTAGCGAAAGATAATCCGTGTCTTTCCGCAATTTCTCGAAGTGTCATGGGCCCGTTTTCATATACGGAAACAAGAGTACAGTTGTGCTCTGTTTCATAGTTTATCCACAATCTACAATCTTCAACAGGACAATTTACATTCAATTCCATACACTTGCGAGAACACTCTCTTAAGCCGTCTTTTTTCATAACTCTGGGTGCTCCTCTGATATTAGATCAAAAATATTTTCTATCTCGCCGTCGTTGAGCGCCATGTCATGGAGCAATTGCTTGCCGTTCTGGCGCAACCGAAAGGATTTTGATTTTTTATTTTTAGCTTGCTTCTTAACCTCGTCAATAAAGCTCACAATTCTCTCATCCTCTTGTAGGTAGCCGCTGATTATGTGTCTAAAAAATGCTGACTGCGTGAGCCCATCATACCGGAGCCTGACAATAAGCTTAGCGTGTCGATGGTCATTATCAGTGAAGACCACCTTCTTAGTAAGATTTCCATAATCAACTTGATTGTCATCAGACATTACCATTCTCTTGTGGTGATGTGCGGGCGACTCTCCGATAATCCCGAAGGCGTCTGAATGATGTACATAGCCTTACTTCTAAACTCTATTAAGTCTCGGGCGCCGCTATAGGAGAAACCAGAGCGTATTCCGTTCTGCAAATCTTCTAGGATTGGACCGACGTCGCCGCGATGAGGTACGCGACTCGCAACTCCCTCGAAAGAAGAGTATTTTCCGCGCCACTCTACCTGGGCCTCCTTGGAGGCCATCCCGCGATATGCTTTCCATCTCGCGCCCCGATCATCGTAAAAGATGGAACCAGGAGCCTCAGTGGTGCCGGCCAACAATGAGCCGACCATTACTGCGTCGGCGCCGGCGGCAAGAGCCTTTACTATATCGCCAGAGTTTCTAATGCCCCCGTCTGCTATAATCTTAACATCCCTGTCGGTTTGAGCGCAGTTAATAATTGTCTGGAAGCCTGGGAGGCCATGGCCCGTCTGAATTCGCGTAGAGCATATCGAGCCCCCTCCGATATTACAGCGAACGCTGTCGGATCCCCAATCGGCCAGGGCGTTGATGCCATCCAATGTGGCGACATTGCCGGCCATCAAATGATAATCATCACCTGCTTCTTCGCGCAATTGAGTGAGCGCTTCTTTCATCATAATGTGGTGGCCGTGAGCCACGTCGATACAGATTAAATTAGCCCCAGCGGCTATCAGAGCCTGCGCTCTCTCAAAATAATCTCCCGTAACACCTACGGCGCCGCCAATAAGACATCGCTGTCTCTTTTGTGCTCGCTCTAGCGCAGTTAAGGTGCGCATCTTTTTAATTTCATCAACTTGTTCTTCAATTGTATTATAACGATGAATAATGGCGCAGGCGCCAGAGCGAGTGGTGGCTATAGCCATCTGATGTTCAGATATGGTGTCCATCGGAGAAGCAAAAATTGGCAAATCAAGTTTAACTCCTTTTCCTAAATAAGATGAGATATCTATTTCTGAGCGCGAACGGATATCCGAGTACTGAGGTACTAATAGTATGTCGTCATACGAAAGTGATTGATTCATGTTTTCTCCTTTTATTCATCTAGCTAACTTATCGAAAAACTTTTCCATATCGTGTGGGTGATACCACATCTGAGGGTTTGTCTCGTTATCCGGCGGATCCGGCATAATTTGAACCTCTGTACGATATTGGCCCGGCGTGAGGCCTTTCGCTCTTACCGCCACAATAGTAGGCACTCCTTCAAAACCCAAATCAGACTCAGCTGACAGATAATCTTCGATATTTACGGCAAAAAAATGGATTTTGTCTTGATACTTGTCCTTGGCAGCTAATTCCTTGTAGTGATCGCTCAAGCTATTGCACATGTGGCAGGATGGCTTGTAAAATTTTATGACAAAAGTCGCTGGCTCTTTTACGTGCCCATTCATAATTTTGTCCAATGCTTCTTTAGATAATCGAAAGACTTTCATTTTTTCTCCTTTGTGTTCGCAAATCGCTCCCTCATCGGGATGTCTTCAAGTGTTTCATATACAGTCGCATTGGGGCCCGCAAGATGAGCGGTCATCTCATGGATTTCCTGCATGCCTTGACGAAGCTCATCCATAGACTGCAGAAATTCTTGAGTGCAAGACATTTCGAAGCAGTAAACCCGATGTTCAAAAATTTTTTGAAGATGGGGAGGCAGTTGCTGTTTGCACGACTTACAGGCGAGTTCAGGCTTGGGAATGATATACCATGTTCGCAGGTGTTCTGGGTTTTCACTCTCAAACTGCTTCCCGCATCCTTGACATTCGCGAGGAAGATCGTCCTTTACTGCCTTAATATGCTCAATTGTTTCATCAGAATTTAGTCCATGTTTCATTTTATATTATTCTCCTTCTTATACTGTTTTGCTACTTTACGAGCCATTTTCCAGCAATCAGGACAGTATAGCCTAACCACATCTTTCTCGGGAATTACCACATTCCAGGTTTGAGCCATCTTCTTGTTTGTTTTGTCAAATGGCTTTAGGCACGCCAAGCACTCATCAGGAAGGTTGTCAAACTGGAAAATTTTTTCGGCAAGCTTTTCAGATGAATTCTCTCCCATTTGTTTTTTCATAGTTCGGCGCTGCTTACGATTCATCGATTCATGGCTCCGAAAACCTGCTGATGGTTCTTGCCATCAAAAACTACGACAGCAGACGGAAAGGGCGCACTATTGCTACTGTTTCCAAACTTTAGCCTACCCTTTACAAAATACACCTCCGAAGCATGCATCACATAATTATGCCAATACTTCGTATCCGTTCGTGCAGGAATCAGCATCACCACCTTAGATGCTCCATCTTTAGCTGTATCGTACCCCTTTTTAATCCACTTGTCAATGCCTCTTCCATATGGAGGGTTGATAAATGTTATATGACCAGACCAGTCCTTAGACAGGCCGTCTTCCGCTTCTGTATAAAAATTGGCACACTTCGTATTATGAATGTTGGCGCATGGATCCAAATCAAACGGCCCAAAGCGCCAGTTAAGTTTATCAAAAAACTCTTGAGGGGTTGCCCACTCGCCAGTCTTTGAGCTAAACATCGTATTTTGTGTATTCTTATCCATCTGTACTCCCGAGGGCGCCTGTGCCTCTATTACTAATTGTCTTGGGATACTCATATAGTGTGCCCTGGGTGTTTTCTTGTGGCTGAAAGTGTATAACTGGCATCATTACCAGTTGTGCGATCTTGTCACCGTCTTGGATGACTCGCGTGGCGCGTCCAATATTATGGACATTGATGAATACTTCTCCATCGTAGCCTGAGTCAATCACGCAAGCGCCCACTACCAAATTTAACTTAGCTGCCACGCTTGAACGATTCTTAACCTCCAGCATATAGCCGTGAGGTACGCCAAAGCGTAATCCTGTTGGCACTAACTTACTCTCGCGCGGCTCAACAGCTATAAGCTGTTGTGGCTCTGCTTGAGAGTAAAACACATCTAGCCCAGCGTCCGATGGATTTGCACGCTGTGGGCTATGTGCACTGTCTCGCGTCTTGGTATATTCAATGATCACTCTTCGTCTCCTCCCGAGATCATGTTGAAGTTCTCAACAACCTCGTCGATGTTTACCTTGCCCTTGTAAAGGCGATATGCCTTGACAGCGGCTCGGATCTCGTCAGTGTTGAGCCAGCCGTTCTCACGGAACTCAGAGCGAAGCTCTCGCTTCTGCTCTTTGTAAGGCTCGATACACTCTTCAATTGCCGACAACGAACGGATATATTCCTTGACGTAACGTTTTCTTTCTTCATTAGTTGAAGCCATTTTATCCCTCCTTGGATACTTTATTATTGTAACAAACTGAGATCGGTTTGTCAACTTTTATTTGAACTCAAATACTACTTTTACGTCGATCTTTAATTCGGGAACATGAAGCTTGTTTGCTAGTTTGTGCCTCTTAGTTTCTTTTGCATCCAGAAACCAGTCTGAGTGCCCTTTTTCGTGCACGATATCTAAAAAGTAATTTTCGTCATGGCCACAATTTTTAGCCATCATCTTGTATATCTTCTGATTCAGCCTCTCGACCTCTTGGGCGTTGGCTTTAATCTCCTCGACCTTTCCCCACCCCATCGAGCTTACGTCATGGATCATTAATGTGGCATCCGGATCCATATAGCGCCTCCCCTCAACGCCGAAGCTAAAAAGAACGGCGCCGCAGGACATAGCTTTGCCTTGCACAATTGTGGTGACAGGAATACGAGAGTGTTGAATGTCCGAGATCATCGACATCAGACTGTAAACCTGCCCGCCGTAACTGTCAATGATAATCGGCAATACCGGCTGGCCTGTGTTCTGCGCTCTTGCCACATCCTTAGAAAAGTCTTGTGCCGCTTTCTCGTCAAACTTATTGACGCGAATAACCACGGGTAAACTCTCACTTCTAAACTTAACTTCTTTGAGCAGTGCGCTCGGTGTATAAATAATATTCATTTTTTATCCTAGTAGTCTGAATGTTTTTCCTACAGCGTAGGTGGAGAAGCCCCAGTTCTCGTCGTACTTTAACTTAGCCATGTAGGGGCGATTCAAGTGAATGCGATCCTTTTCGGGCTTAATACCCCAGCATCTGATCTTAGTTAGTTCGTTATTGGAGTCAATAACCTCAACAATCCAATAGTTCTTGCCATTCTTAGTCTTTCTTGGAATGATTTTACGAGGAATAAACCAGCATACGCATAGCTCGGGATCGAACTCAGAAATCGGCGGGATGAACTTCTCTTGAAGCCTTTGGACGGTTGCCGGCGGAATCACCAGATTGATCGGGAACACTCCTGTGAGTTCTGTCTTGAATTGGATAATCTCCGATTCGCTGAAATCTCCCTCTGGTCGATAAAGTTCCAAATTCTCAGAAAATCTCTTGGGATTTTTTGGGCGATCTACGATACACGCAGACCAAAAGTGTTTTCTGCCAGTGAAGCGATCATCGATGATGTCATCCAGCGCGCCACCACGACACAGAGCATCCAGAGACTTCTTGTTTAACTTAGAGTATGTGATACCCTCGTTGAACAATAGCTCTTCGGCGCTGTTGAGTGGACGGTTCGCAAGTATCTGATCGATTGCTGCCATACCCAGACCCTTGATAGAGGTGAGCGGCTGAATCATTGTCTTGCCGTCATCGCTAATCTCCCAGACTGTGCCTGATTTGTTAATGTGCAGGGGCGCGATCTTAAAGCCATACTTCTTGGCGATGTTAATTGCCTTCTCCTTTCTAGTCTCGGGCTCCTTGTCGAGAAACGCCGCCATCCACTCCGCAGGGTAGTAGTTCAACAACCACGCACATTGGAACGAGATGATGGAATAGCTAACCGCATGCGACTTGTTGAAGCCATAGCCCGAGAAGAACTCAAACTTGTCCCACAGGTCTTGTGCTTGGTCACGGGCTATACCCTTGTCAACACAGCCTGTAATGAACTTCTTGTGGAGCCTGCCTTTCACGCTGTTCTTTCCGGTTCCCTTCTTCGTCAAAACCTTGCGCAGCATATTACCTTCGTCAAGAGTTAGGCCACCGAGCTTATGACCCAGCAGTGCGATTTGCTCCTGAAAGATTAGGAAGCCAAATGTCTCCTGTGTGATCTCACAGGCTTCGTCTGAGAGGTACGCGATCTGATGTGGGTGCTCCTTGGCTTCCACGTAGTCAGCGTCAACACCAGCCGACAGCGGACCAGGGCGGAAGATAGAAGTCACAGCAGACACATCAATGATGTTGCGGGGCTTGACCTTCGTGCAGAACCCTTGCGCTCCCTGCTCTGTGAACTGAAAGACTCCAGCCCACTTGCCCTTGTGAAAGATGTTCTCGTATACCTCTTGGTTATCCAAGTCAATCCTGTCAGGGTGGAGGTTCTCATCGTAGTACTCTCGCACCTGTGCGAAGGTTGGGTTCTCAACGCCGTGATGTCGGCGCAGGATATGTTCGATGGCGCCTTCCATCATCTTTAACGTAGATAGGCCAAGCAAATCAAACTTAATGAACCCCATTGGCTCAAGATGCCTGACGTTCTGGCCCTCTGCCCACGGAGCCTGACGCACACCACCGGAGTTAATCAGCGGCATACTCTGGTCTAGGTTCTCTGCGATGACCACGCCACCAGCGTGACGGGAACACGATCGCACCTGCCCCACAAGACCCTCAACGTGAGCCTTGACTGCGGGATACTTGTTCAGATATGCGCGCAGTGACGGCGAGAACTCCATTGTTTCTTCCCACGTGGGCGCATAGACGCCAGCCTTGATACCGTGCTTCTTCTTTGCCTCGGGTGTAGCCTCTCGGATCATCACAGATGTGACTGTGTTTGCCTCCGTAAATGGCACGTCATAGAACTTTGAGATGTCCTTGATGAGCGATCGCAGCTGGAGGGTGTTCCAGTTAGAGATTGGAGCAACGCAGTCGGCGCCCCACATCTCCACCAGCTTCTCCTTCAATGCCATACTATCAGATATATCATAGTCAATATCAGGATAGTCTGTGGCATCGGAGCGTAGGAACCGAGAGAACAGTAGGCCGTGCCTGATAGGATCAACCTGTGTGATGCCCAGGGCGTAAGCCACCAGCGAACCTGCGGCAGAACCACGACCGGGGCCGGCCAACATCATAGTGGTGGCAACGTCTGCGATAGACTTCATCGTCAAGAAATACTTGGAGAAGCCTCGGTCATCGATAACATCTAGCTCGTGCTTAAGTCTTTGAATATATTCTGGATTGCCTTGGAAGCCTCGGGCCTTCAATCCCTCAAGGGAATACTGTACTAGCGCCTGTGTCGCCGTGAAGCCGGCTGGCACCACGAAACTTGGCAAACGCACAGTGTTGTCAGGGAAGAACTTCTCAATGCGGTCAAACGCGATACGGTGCGACTCTTCGATGCTCTCTCGCACCAAGTCATCATCATACTCAAAGCCGCCTTCTGTCGCATACTTCTTATAGCTTGCCCACATCTCGTCGCCGTTCTTAGGATACAACTCGTAGCCCACTTCTTCAACGCCCGCGGGTAGTTCAGACTCCATGTAATCTGGCAGTCCTCCCTTGCCGAGCCAACCCAAGCGAGTATATAGTTCTCGATCTCGCCAAGCTTCCGGGTCAGGATAGTGACTATCGGCTGTGCTTAGAAGTTTAACGTCGTGCTTCTGTGCGGTCTGGATGATGTATTGGTTGAGCTTGTGCTGATCCTCCACGTTGTTCCATTGGATCTCGGCATACCAGCGATCGCCAAAGATATCTACCATCTTCTCGGTTGTCTCGCTCATAGCGCTAAGGACAGCTTCATCGCCTTCATCGCGATGCTGCCAATAGTTCCCAGCGTAGACTCCTCCAAGACACGCAGACGCAGCGATGATGCCCTCATTGTACTTCTTTAGGAGCGCGTAATCAATACGAGGATACCTGTAAAAGTTTTCTGGTTGGTAAGACTCGGACACCAATTTGAAGAGATTGTTGAGCCCTGTCTGGTTCTGTGCCAGGAGGACGAGATGGTGGCGCCGGCGCAGGATATCCTGTGTCTTCTTGCTGCTGGCCGCATCTTCAACGGTAGCACCTGATTGATCGGTCTTCTTGATTGATCGTGCTCGCTTCTTGTCTTCCATTGCTGTCTCGTATTCCTCTCGCCACTCTTCAATAGACGGGATGAAATACGCCTCACACCCATAAATGGGCTTGAAGTCTTTGCCTTCCTCATGCATCTTTTTGGCGTGCAGAACCTGATACGCTAACCCATTCATGTTTCCATGATCGGTGAGCGCCAAAGCCTCTCCTCCGTTGTTGTAACAAAAGTCCATATGCGCCTGGGGATACCCCAGCGCATCAAAAATAGAACCAGCAACACTATGTGCATGCAGTCCTACAAACTTAATCTTGGATGTTTTCCGATTCATTTGTCCTCCCTGAAATCTTAACCCAAATTGCCCACATTATGGGCACCGCGATAGGATGAACACACAATAACCAACTTACCGGTGCTCCTGTAAGAAACCACGGATTGACATTGTTGCCCAGCCATATAAATAGCAATGGAAACATAATGTCTTCGACAACTTCCCAAATAATAAATATGACAAGAAACGCCTTACCGTGCTTTTTTAACAACGCCTTTAGATGAGATAATTTAAAATGATGTAGTTTGTGCGTAAGCCTACGCCACAGACCTTTAAGTATCCTCATCTAATCCCTCGACCCTATATGGTATTTTAGCGTGTTTGTGCGTAATTGTCAATGGTTCATATGGTTTTTCTAAAACTTTTTCAGAACCCAGATAGGCACAATAATTATGCCACTGAGAAATGTCGTAATACCATTCGGCATTTTTCTGAAACTTTTTATCAAAGCACACTTGAGAAAACACCTCACTCAGCGAATAATGTTTCGCCGACCACCTCTCGTCATAGGGGAGCTTTTCTGATGGGAAGACTTCTCCAGGTTTTCTTGGTTTGTATTCTCTCGTTGTGGTCTCATTAATGTAGTTGCGGCATCCTTTAAAATCTTCTCCGTTGAACGTGAACGCCATTGGAACCCCATCTTTAATCGTCAGACCATCGTAAGAAAGAACAAAGTTCTGTCCTGGTTCAGCGATGTGCAACCTCTCCGATCGGAGAGAGTCTATATCATAAACCGAGAGAGGGAAGGAGACATAAAACTTTTCGGGAAGCACCCATCGTGATATTTTAGCTGCGGTTACCCAAGCGCAATGCGCGCCATATAAAACAGACCACCCATACGAGTCGCGGCGATTGCGATCTTTGGGATGTATCGGAACATAGTAAATAGGAATTTCTTTGCGAGCATCCGAAGGAAATCGACTTCGTGTGCTATAGTATACAGGATCATAAATCCATTCCCCAATCGTCTTGCGTATAATAGGGGCCAGATCCGTATTCGCCACAATCCAGATAGTTTGGCAACCCACAAGAGCACATTCATACACTGACTTCTGAATGGCGCTATAGCCATTATTAACCGGCATCATAATTTCTGGAAGCGGTGTATCGAAATCAGTGTCTAGGTTGGCAACAGGTATTATACCTGCCATGTGGACGTGCTGTGGCATTATAAATACCTTAGAAATCTATCGTAGGCGGCACAAGACGCCTCAAGAGTCGCAAGAAGAGATCGTGTCGATACTTCCGAAAGCGATACCCGATCGTCTTTTGATATAATCTCCATTGGATCTCTGCGCTTTGTTCGTCGGATAGGTGTTGTTCGAAATTTATAATGTTTTGGGTTTCCATTGGTTGAGTAGCCATTCTGCCTTCCTTTCATTCCTCTTTTCTCCATCTCGGAGATCATTTTGAAGCGCGCCATTGTTTCGCTGTAGTCAAACTCCAGCAGCTGTTCTTCTGTTAGAGTCGAAACTATGCAAGCATCTTTAACGGGAGAGTTGCCGCACATACGATCCGATGAATAGAACCAGATTTCTTTGACAAAATCATCACCCACCCAAATATGATCGACTTCGTGCTTGCCCCCGCTGTTGAATGCAATCCAATCATAACATGTGTAGGTTGGATTAGCAAGCTCTTTTTCTTTCACAAGGCCAGAAATATTATCGTCACCGAAATAAAAGCAATTACTAAAGTTTAACACACCTATCTTGGAGTATTCATTGGAGCAGATTAAATGCTCGCCGTCAAATCTCATAGACTCGCAAAGATTTGCGAACGGTACCTTACCATCGAGATTAAGAAGAAACAATAGTCGTTCCCAAAGAAGTTCTTTTTGGATTGGCCCACCTGCGCTAGTAAGTTTAACGCACCCTAAGTCCGTATTCGCCTCAAGGAAGTCAAATCGAAATGGGCGGCGTGGCTGAGAAAAAAGGATGGGTAGATTATTATTGAAGGCGAACAATGTCGCCTTTAAATCACTTCCAATAACTATGCCTTCATACTCTAATATCAATCGTCCTTCACTTCTTCAAGGAGTTTCACGATATCCAGACCAGCGCAATCGATCTTGTTCTTGCTTACGTGATAATGACTGATAAAGCCAGAGAAGCTGCCATACTTGACGTCTTGTTCGTACTTCGTGGATGTGGAGCCGAACTGATTCTTTGGCGCTTCGTATGGGATCTCAGCTGCTTTGTGGATTGCTTTCCAAAGCGCTTTGAGCGCTTCAATCTGAACAGGATAAAAATCGGTGTGTTCCCGCAACTTATTGCCGTGCACCCACGCATCGTCCACAAGGGGACGAGGGCCAAAGCCGTTCTTTTCGTACCAGCTTTGATACTTGGTATAATATGCATTACTAATCTCAACACCAACGGACGCTCGGTTTACTCGCTCAGAGCCTGCGTGCCAAGCACCGTGCTGCATGTCTAAAGTTTGGTAGATGGTCCCGTCGTTGTCTATGAGAAAGTGCACTGATGCTCCGCGCCTATCTAACACACGCTGACACGACGTAGAAGACAGACATACGTCCCAGTGGTTAACAAAGAGGCGAATGTTGCGCTTGGGGCGACCCGAATAACTATAGTAATGGCCGGAAGGTGTTTCTAAGCCACCCTCTTCGGACCACAAAACAACCTTGTCCCAGTCAATCGCTGTAAAGTTTCCTTGATAAACAATAAAATTTGAATAACGACAAGTTTTAGGCTGATGATCATCTATGTTTGCCTGTCTTTCTGTCCACAAGCGACGAAAAGTCGCAGGACCACATAGACCATCAGCCGATAAGCCTTTTTCTTTCTGCCATTTCTTAACAGCGCGCGTTAGTTTATCATCAAAATACTTCTCACCAAACCAAGTCGGATCCCATCCAAGCTTGGCTGCTGACGATTCATTATAAAAGTTTTTGTCTATAGTCATCGAATATTGTTTCCATTTTAGTTAATAATCCCCACTACATAATTATCAAGAACAACGTTTATTTTACTATTATTTATAGTTATTTCTTCAATCATCGACTTATCTACAATCACAAATGCTCCATGAGCCATCTGATCTCCAAACCTAACATCCGAAGCGTAGCTCACTACTTCCGCTGTAATATAGCGCTCCTCTGTGGGCTTAAAGTCATCCGGCAATACAATACCGCTCTCTGTTTTGGGGGGCGCTGCGCGCACTGTGACTTGAATATATCTGTTAACGGGCTTAAACATTTCCTACCTCTTTTTCAATTATCTTTTGTTGTTTCTTATACAGGATCTCGCTCAGAAATACCTCTTCGCGAGATTTACACTTCTTACAATACATGCTAACATTAACATGGCCACCCACCATTGCTCTTATATTGCCGGTGGGCGCCCAATAGCACTCGCCGCCATCTTTCTTACAGCGGCGCTGGAGAGCCTTATTCTCCATCAAATGATTAAAATTCACACTTCACCTCAAATTGTACATGATTCTCCATCACAAAACTTCGTTCCTGAACCGCCTTGTTCTACCTCGAATCTTTGGACGGGAGTTATTTTACTAATCAATTCTTCATAAGCTTCTCGGCTAATAGGCTCATACGGCGCTTGCTTATAGCCCGTCTGCTCATAGCGCAAAAATGAAACTGCCTTAAGTCTGCTTTCATACATTTCTAATGCATCCTTTATCTGATCGGCCTCTTCCGGCTTAAATGTAACAGTTATAGAAACTGAATTATCGGCCCAATAATGTTGATATTGGGCGGCAATCTCTAGCTGCTCCCACATCGAAACTGAGCGCTTACCTTTTTGAAAATAGGGCTCATGGACCGGAAATTCAACACAAACGGTATTAGGAGAATACTCATCATCTTCAATATTATAACCTGCATCGGCCAAAGTTTTAAGCAGTTCCGAATCTTTTCCAAACCTTATCCGTCTAATATAATATTCATCCTCTGGAAAATGAATTCCGGGGGTGGATCCGTTCAAGAGAGATACGGTGCCCGATGGCTTAATGCTGGTCATTCTAATTGATTTAGGGATGCAGAGCCAATTAGAGTATTCTTGATCTAGCTGTCGAACATGCTCATACCCGTTGTCGCACCAATTCAGCATTTCACGTAAGCCGTGCTTATTGAATGCCTGCACCACTCCTGATTGAGAGAGGCCTATGCGACGATTCTTCAGCATCTTTGCATTGGTTTCTGGCCAGTGCGTATTCGACAGCGTGATCGTTTTGCCATAGAGATACGCGATCTTTAACGTCTTAAGATAATCTTCATAATCAGCATGTTTTGCTGGGAACGTTTCAACCAGACAGCATAGCTCTGCATCTTCTAACTGCTGTTCTACGCAGGGATTGAAGCCAGCTACATTAATATCGTCAAACCTCTCCCCGTCTTTAAAACGGCCGCGAGTACGTGCGTTGTTTAACCAGATATATCCTGGCTCTCCATTCTTCTGGGTTTGCGCGGCATGCCAAGTATAGTCCATTCCAACGATTGCATTAAAGGAATTATTGGAGCCCCATCGATGATGATAAAGCTTCTCCTGATCATTCTTCATCTCTAGATATCTACGATCATCGTGGGCGCCCATGGCCAGCGCAGCAGAACGACGAACATTTCCCGCCACCACACATCGACCAATTAGATTTTCCGTGTCCACAATATCGACGGAAGTGATAGGCTCCCCAACTTTGGCAGAATATAGTTCGATCAAGTTCTCATGAAGCTCCTTGAGGGGGCCATGGCCAGAAGATGTACCGCCGAAGCCGCGAATTAGCGCGCCTTCAGGCCGAATCGCTGAATAATCAAATTTTGGCACCTTAGCGCCGAAGAAGAATCCATCCAATAAGGAGTGTACCGAGTCGACCCAGCCCTCTCTAGAATCATCAATCACCAACATGTCATTTGTAAATTGTGGCTCCTTAATCGTAAGCGAATTGCTACCCTCCGTATCAAATCCAACTCCGATGCCAACCATCAGGGCATCCATCATCCATGCGAAGAGGTAGCCCCCCTTGGTTGCGAGATCGCGGGTCGAACGAAAAGCACAGTTAAATAATCCAGCAGCAGTTCGCTCTTCTACAAACTTGGTTCCCATCATCCAGAGGCCGCGGCCGGGAGGAGTCCATTTAAGATTAAACAAGCGATCATATGCATCCTTCGCTGTCTTCTGAGCTTTGTTGTCGTTCCACTCTAGACCCAGCAAGAACACGTGCTGCTTTTGCATATTAAACATACCTTCGATTACGCGGCGGCATGTTTGCCACCACTCTTCGGTGCCAGAAGCTTCAGGCTCAAATTCGTTTAATCGTCTTGCGTATGTGCGCTTGAATGTAACGTAGCCGAGGGGGCCCCACGGCACTTGTTGTTCTTTATAAGGCTCGATAAACGTGTCTGATAGTCTAAAGCGGCGAATATTTTCAATGGTTCTCATATTTTGTTTTTTCCTCTTAATTTATGTTTATTATACTTAGCTGCTAACAGCTGCTGTTGTGCTTTCGGGTCAAGAGCAACCGGAGCTGTTACGACGGCGCTTGTTTGTGACTGAGAGCCGGCCTGATGTGCTCTTGGTAGAATCTTTATATTAACGTTTGACGTATCCATAAATATAGGGTAAATCATTCCATCTGGCCCATTTCTATTTTTGGCAATAAATATTTTACCTTGATTGTTTTGCTTATCTTCAATTGTGCGAGACACAGAAAAGATAAAGTCGGCAACGAAGCACTTATTGAAAGCCTCCGAAATCTGCTCCATCGTGATTACTTCTGCGCTGAGCCCCGATCGGTTTGTTTGTGATGCTGTCCAGATGGGGCATTGGAATTCCGTGGATAGGGCGCGCAACTCTTCATAAATAGATTCTAGCTCGTTTCTTTTTTCTTTCCGAACCAGCACGGGCTTCAAAAGATCTGCGTAGTCCACTATGATCAGACCCGGCTTTATGCCTCGTTTTATGAGGCGCGAGAGATGCGCGCGAATTGTATTGGTAGACGCTGATTTCGTAGGATATTCCTTGATAATCAGGTTGCCTTCAAAGTCTTTGATCTCTTCATATATTTCTTGTTTAAAATTTTTGATGTCTGAGAGGGGGTAACCGGTAATGCAGCTGTCATAGCGATTTGCGATCACTGTATCTTGCAATTCTAAGGTATACTGCACGACGGTCTTTCCTTCGCGGAGAGCAGCTGCACCTAAGTGAACCAGCACCATACTCTTACCGGCACCAGTAGGAGCGATGACCACTCCAAGTTCGCTTTTTCCAAGGCCTCCCCCCACAATCCCATCGATGTCTTTCCAGCCTGTTGATACTGGATTTCGATGCTTAGGCTTGAATCTTTCTTCAAAGTCGACCATGTAGTCGTAGCCAAAGTTATTCTCAGAGCCAAGGCGCAGAGCATCATTAATTACTTTTGAAATTTCATCAAACGAGCTTCGTTGAAGAAGACTCACTGATTTCACCATCGCCTCTTTGAGGTTTTGCTTGCGACAAAAATCTAATGATGTTTCCTTGATGTAGTCAGTATCAAACAGTTCCCTGGAGTGGATGCGCGCGAAATATTCGCGGACCTGCTTCTGGATCACCTCGTCCTCGGATTCCAAATCCGTTCGAACGATCGTAACCATCGCCTCTACAGAAGGATGAGTGCTGTATTTAGCTCGATAAGTAACAAGCTTGCGTAGAAAAACACGCAGGTATTCGAGTTCTAAAAAATTAATGTCCAGCACCTCTGTGATTTGATCCGCGAACGGCCTATCCTCAAAGATTAGTTGAACAAGTCCCTCTTGGAAGGTTTTCCCATACCTTCCAAAATTTACCTTTTCTGCTATCATAAATACCCTCTGTTTGTCTTATAATTATAGCCGATCTACCCTGAATGTCAAGGTAAGATCAAATTTTATTCACTTGCGTTGTCAACGCACTCGTAGTTGATCTTGTTTAACTGTGACTTAAGATCTTCCCAATTTAACTCACCAAATCCATCTTCGCGCATCATGCGAATTAGCTCTGTCCTATTGAAATCACACTCGAAATTCTCCACCGCTTCTTGTGTAAACTGCTTTGCCTGAACAGACATTTGGGGCGCGTAAAGTTGCATCATTTTATAGTTATGTTCCACCAACTTTTTATTCTCAATTACGTTATTATAAAACTGCACACGCGATCCTTTTGTGCTCTTAACACAATACTCCAAAACCTCTGGAATGGTGTAATCTTTATCCTCTCCCAAAAAAGGCAGACGCTTCTGGATTGTTTTCAAGCCGGCCCCTTTGATGCCGGGCAGGTTATCTGATGTGTCACCGGCCATGGCTCTAGCCAAGGCCATATTGCGAGGATGAACACCAATTGTCTCTACGATACGATTCGCATTTAGCATTTCATTCACTGTGGGGCGCCACAAGATTGTCTCGTCGTCACACAACTGCATGAAATCCTTATCGTTTGATACGATAATTTTCTGCCAGCCATCATAATATTTCATTTGTGTTACATATGAAACAATATCATCAGCCTCAATCTGAGGAATAAGTACTTGGATGATCGGCATCTCATTCATGTATTCGATGATGCGTTTCTGCTGCCACATTTTATTGGCTAGCTCCTCGTCTTCCGTCAGGTTGCGGATGGCGCGGTTAAGGCGAATGGGCTTTCTGCCTGCCTTGTAATTCTTGTCCATAGTCTTGCGCTTGCGGGAGCCATCGGGGCCATCCCACGCAATGATAATGTTATCTGGCTTTGTTTCGCGAACCAGCTTCTGTAGGATTTTGATGAACCCCTTTAATCCGCCGATCGGCTGCCCGTTGGTAGATAGCGACGGGTCAACAATGTATGCCCGCAGGTATGCGTTCAACGCATCGATAATCAATACTCGTTTCAAAATAATAACCCCCTCAAGTCATAATACATTATAACTTATTGAGGGGGTTAGGTCAAGTGTTTTTTTCAGAATCTGAAAACAATCACCCACTTGCCTCGGATGTGATTCCACTTCCACATAAAATGTGGCTTATGGTGGACCATCACCCAGTGGCCACGATAAAAATATACGGAATGGGCAGTACGGGCCTTTGGGGGCCGGGCCGGCTTTGCCACGCTATAATGGTGGTGCTTGTGTGTTGTGTGCACGTGATGCTTTTTGGGAGCGTGGTGCTTATGCGGGACGGCTCTCTTCTTGGCTTCTGCGACATTAAGCTGCGTTGCTAAGAGCAGTGTTGTAATTAATGAAGTCATGACTTCTCCTTGTGTGGTACTGTTAGATCCTCTGGCTCTGCGTAGTATGCCTCGGCACTTCCTTCGCGTTTGTCGAACTTCTGAATAATCTCTTCATCCATTAGACGCAGAACCCTATCTTTAAATTCATTATCAGTTGTAATTAGTTGTGTCCACTTTGATGGTTGGAACTTTTTCTCGTAGTCGTCCACCTTTAACGTATACCACGCACCCGCAGAAGTCAAGTGTTCAGATGACTTGATCGCGTCAAACCAACTCTCTTCGTCTCGAATGCCAATCTCGTTCCCCCAGAGTATGCGAAAGGCACAGGATCTGCCCTGAGTTCCAAAGCGAGACTTCTCAAGTCTAATCTTTACCTCAGATCCGATCCTAAATCCTTTTTCATCCACAACGAACGAAGACTTAGCTTTGCGTCCAGTAAGCCAGATGCGCAAAGAATAAGCATAGTGCATGGCCTTCCCACCTGGGGTGATATAGGGTGTTGTCATCGCGATAATACGTGCTGTGGGGCCCTGTGGGATGTTTGTCTTCAATTGATTGAGTACGATGAAAGTCGCCTGTTTGTCTGCGATCGGGATCGTCAGCTTAGACATTCCTTTTGCAAGAATGCGCGCTTTCATTGCCATTGAAGATTGTGGATTGAAATCACCCTCTACGTCTGAAACTGCCGGTGTAAACGCTAGCGAGTCCCAAATTAAAACAAGCTGTTCATCAGTGGCCCCAAGCAATTCTTCAATCGTCTCCAGCACAAACTCGACGGAGGATGCCTGAACGTACATTAGACGGCTCAAATCACAGCCTGCTTGCTCTAAAAAAGTTGGGTCGATTGCTGACTCAGAGTCAAAATATACGACGAGCTTTCCTTGTTTCTGGGCGTTTGCTGCGATCTGTGCGGCCATATAAGATTTGCCTGTGGATTCTAATCCTGCAATCTCAGTTACTTTGCCAACGGGAACACCTGCGCGCTGACCCTTGCATATAATAGAGTCAAGCCAGCGTGAGCCAGTTGGAATCCAATCTTTAACGGAGGTTGGATTATCTCCAGTCAAGTCGTGAGCGACATTTCGCCCGGCTTTCTTGTTTACTAATTTCATCAGATCTTGCATCGCTACGCGACCTGCCTTCGTTTTTGTTTTCTTTGCCATAAAGCCCTCTTATTAAAAAAAATGCGGCAGACTTTTCACCGGTCTGCCAGCGGCTTTTTGTTTCACTCAGCGACGGCAGCGGTGTCTTCGCCGGTGTCTTCATCAGCGTCTCCACAGCCGCTCATTAGAGCGCATGCGGCGATTAGTACAGCGTACTTCATAATCCCTCCTTTGGAAAAAATGTGGCAGAGTATTTTAACCCCGCTCTGCCATCGGTAATAGACTCGCCTATTTATTACTAGCCTGTCATCAATTCATCAAACGCACGGTCTACATCGCTCTTACCATTGGCGGCGCCGTACTTGGCTGTCTCAGATGAGCGCGCTTCGGCAGATTGACTGCCAGAAAGTTGCTCATCGAGAATTGCGTCGACCTGTGCAGCACTAAGACGTTCAAATAGTCCGTCAAAGTCAGGCATGCGATCGAGGAGGGCAGGGATCGCGTCCTTATCTGCCAGGAGGGTGGACGTATTTCGACGCATTTTAAGGTTCGTCTGTGGGTATGCACCGGGCTTATTAGCCTTGGTGTATGTCAAGGTGATATCAGTACCCTCATGAATGTCCGTGATATCTCCATATTCTGGATCGAGAATATACCCGAGAAGAAGCTCGTAGGCTTTCTTACCGTATCCGTATACCTTGAGGCCTTCTTGTTCTCGACCACGAATCACAACGGGAGAGAAATAGCGCTGGCGCACAAAAAGTGACTTTGCAAGCTTCTTACTTTCCTCGTCGTTGTTATCTACTCCCTCGCGCCACAGCTGCGAGGCAAATTCACACAAGGGGCAGCTTTCTCCAAAGTTCCTCTTAGGGCAGAGGATACCTCCCTTGTGCTCTCCCACATTATAGTGGAAGAACATCTCCTTTAGCGGATCGCCATCGGCTGTCGGCACGATCCGAATATCGGTGTCTCCTTCGTCTGGCTTGAACCAGACAGAATCTTCCTTTGTTCCTTCGCCGCGAAGGGATGCGAGCTTTCGTCGCATCAAGTCCATATCAATTCCCATTTTATTTCTCCTTTTTGTTGGGTAAAGCAAATCAAGCGTTCCTTGATTTCTAAATTATCACACTCAACGTAGCTTGTCAAGAGTAATTTTGTATTGCGTTAGTGTGGGCAACGCAAAGCCCAAAGTCTTGTAATTCTGTTTCATAGATAGCATAAGAAATCCGCCGAAATGCATTGCGAGGTTTCCCCTTCAGCATATCAACTATCTTCTTGTGCAATCCTCCTTCTTGTTCTAGTTTGTCCCTATTGATACATAAATAATAACACACATCTCGACTCATGTCAAGCTGATATAGCCATTTTTCTTCCAGATTTTTGATATTTAAAAGACCGTAAGTTCGAATACGATTTATATCTAGCGGCTTTGATACCATTCCTATTTCTGGCTCAGCATGATTAAAATAGTTAATATAGTGAACTGTAGAGAATATAGATTCATTAATCTTGTCGTAATACGTTTTAATGGGGATATCTCCGATGGTCTTTTCGATCATGACGTTCGACAGAGGAGTGAACGAAGCGAGAAGGCCAGATCTTGCATACTCCTGCAAAATACTAAATATTGCCTTATCTAATAATTTAGGAACTCCCGTCATCAATTCGGCATCTGGCTGTACATAAAATACATCGATCTTTTTATCTCTTATCTGTTGCAGGATCCCCAGTGTATAATTAGAACTATAAGAAGAGCCTACCACAAACACCTGTACGCGTTCATCAATGTTGGCGAAAAACTTGTCTAGCTTGGGGATATTTTCTTCATATTGTTCTGGCGATGGAAATGACTTCAGCTTAAAGCGGTACTTCGATCGCCGTTCGACACCATCATTCATGAGGTATACATTGTAATTTTTCGTAGTGTTGAACTTTTCTGCTATTTTGGAAGCCGCGCTTCCTATTCCGATTATCGAAATCACAGCTTTACCTCGTTCAGATTATAATAATCTTTTCCTGCACGTAAATTCGCCATATAGCCATCTTCAAAAATATCTCGAATACCCATTACCAGATCTCGGTCCTCGTCAGAATAATCAATTACGATCTCATCGTGAACAATATGTGAAATAAATGATTTTTTGCCTTCCAACATTTTGTCAATTATTACTGCCTTTTCAAGCACCCGATCAGCTGTGGTGCTCTGGATCAAATAGTTCAGCGCCTTTCTCTGCTCCACTTTGATTTGGCGACCATATGGGGTATGAATATATCCATCTTTATAATACTTGTCAAGCACTTTTTCGCGGTCATAATATTCTGAATCAATGTCCTTCGATTCAGGATTATAAAGCCATGCAAAGAAATACAGCTTCGCCTCTTCGCGAGTCATTTCCATATCTTTAATAATATTCTGCACATTCCATTCGTGTATGTCGTACTCGGGCTGTTGCTGGCCACATAAACTAAGAAGCGTTCGAATTTCTGCTCCGTTATAATCAAAACTCATCATCAGATCATTGTGGGGTTTAATTATACGACGAAGTTCTTTCTGCAAGTTTAAGATCGGAAAGGAGCCGGGGTGCGTCGAAAGTCTCCCCGTTACAGTGCCGAACATGTTATAATCAATGCGCCTAAAGTTCTTCATCAATTCCTGAATCTTTTGGCGATTCATTGACGAGTAAAATAATTGCTTGCAGTCCTCGCTGTTAAGGTTCAAGCGCTGATATCTGATCTTGTGCAGAAGCTTATAAACCGAGTCTAAATGATCATAGTTTTCGGGCTTGTCGTATGTCTCGAATACGTGCTCAGTAATTCTGTTCTTAAGTTCGCAAAATCGCACAAGAAAATCATGAGGAATCAAGTCAAACACGCAGTGATCGGCCATATTAACCTTGGCGATCTTAAAGGATTTAAGATATGCCTTCATCTTTCTTTGAGTTGCTTGCAGCTCGTTACACAGGTCTTCGGGACAGCAGTCTGTAATATTTCGGCCGCCGGTTCGGAGCCATGCATATTCTACGGAGGGATCGGTGATGGAGCCACTATATCTCCATGTCTTAGTCAAGTCAGAGGGAAAATTATCAAAATATAATTTACCATTTTGATAAACACCAATACACTCTTTCTTATCGTCTATAGCCTGAAAAAACATTAATTCTTAGCCTCGGCGCTATGTCTCATCGTCGTGACTATGGGTTGTACCCTCACGCGCGACAAAAACGGACTCCCCCACCTCTTCGGCGAGGGACATCTGCTGACTTTCGAAGTATGATTCAAGGGGGGCCTCTCTTGCTGTAGCTTGGCCAGTTTTAAACGCCATATCTGATTTGGCCATGGCATGCTTATAATAATAACCGTATGAGCCCGGTTTGTCAAACATTTTATTAATAACTCTTTCAAATGTCCAATTGGGCGGATGGTTATTAAAGGTGAGAATTTGATCCTTTACCAGGCGCGCGCGGTCGTGCTTAGTCATCGCTGGCTTTTCTTCCATCAATCTAATGTTTAAATACACACTATTCCAAAAATGTTCATTATAGCTTTCTCTCAATTGTTCTTCAGATTCATAGCTTCGAGGCACTTGCACTCTTGTGATCGTCTTTCCGCTAGCATTACAATATTCCTGCACCCGTACATCAGCCGCAGTAACAGTATTATATATATTAAGCAAATCTCTAATAAATCTCTTTTCTTGATAGACGCCCGGTGTTTGGAAGAGAGTGCTTAGAATGGCAGTCCGTGTAGGCGCGCCATAACGCTCTGATATTTTATGAACCTCCGGTGCGGCAATGTCCATGACGATTCTCCACGGGATATTTTCATCTATCATGAAACCATATTGATTGCACGCATTTACAAAATAATTCCAATTCGGACTCGTAAGAAAATCTGTTATCTTTTGCTCGTCATTGGAATACTTTAAATCCGCAATCTCAATCGCAAGGCCGCTAGAAAGAATAGTACACTGACGGCTTTTAATGAAGCCAGGATAGGTATAGGGCATTTTGGCCACCCCTACAGACAAGATATCCATAAACTCCTTAATAAATTGCGGAAAATCTAAAACTTGGATGTTGAGTCTTATGAATTTATTGATTATAGACTCGCTGTAGATTCGATGATAATCTCTATATAACTTTCGAGGGGGCTGGTATGCCTTGTAAGCCTTCAGTTGGCTCAAATACTTATCATCCTTTAATATTTGGCCGGTGGCAACTGCTTTCTCAAACTGGCGGGCCATTTCATTAAAAAGATCTGCAACAAACGCCATGGCCTTGGCTCCTTGTGCATTCTGGCGATCGGTTACGTTTCCCAAGGGGGCCATGGAAACAGAATAAGGCTCGATAGGGGAGAAATAAGAATCAACGCGGCCATACAACAGCTTCTCTCCGAAATTAAAATTTACAATATTCTTAGATATCCCCCTCATCCGAAGGCGAAAATATTGGCGCTTATTAAATAATAGAAAAGAATTTTCTAAATTACTAGTTGCATAAAAATCAGACATTTTTCGCCCTCCTTAATCTCCGATCCACGTCCACAGATCGCTTATCTGAAAGCCGCTTGGCGCAGTAGGCATCGCTTGCGTAGTATTAGCTGCAGCGGGGCGAGTGGCTGTAAACGGGCAACCGCGCTTATATGGATACCCCAAACTATTATCACCAGCACCCATTTGAGCTTGATCGTTTTCATCTGCCAGTCTATCCACTTGGTTGGTCCACTTAGCCTCGATAACTGTTTTTGCCTTACCAGCAGAAAATTCATGCTTAGACCTAACAACCATAAAATATCCTCCAATGCCTAATTTAGTGAGATCGAACGGCTTAGAGTCCACTGTCATTCCGCGAGTACCAGGAGCGAAGCCGGCAGGATCTATATAAATATAGGTACCCGGAAAGGCATGAACATTTGCATACATATCTATTTCAGCGTCATAGACTACTCGTAGCTGCGTCATTCCATCAAAACCTTCTTTTTCAAAGCGCGCCTCTGCAAGACCTTTGGAGTTATTCTTCGATAGTTTTATATTTTTTATAAGGCCGCGATCTCTTCCCAGAACATAATGGAATATACCTCTTGAGGTGTCTCCCGGATCAACATATTTTTGAGATGGGGCGCCTTTAGAGTCTGGGGTATGTTGCGTGCATCTATGCTTACAGCCATTCATCAATTCTGTAGGCATCGTGCGCGCAGCAAAGAACACAAAATAATTCATCTCTTCTCTGACTGTGGGGTGTACTATCGCGGAGCCTCGCCTTCCGGAAATGTTTAGGGCTGGCATCGGAAGATGGTTTAGAGCCACTCTTGGACTAAACATCCACGGTTTCTTGGTTCCTTTCACGTTGAGCTTGATCTTTGTTCTTCGATTGTGTATCAAATTTGTAAATTCATCCAATGGCTGCCCGCCAACCCCTCCGGACTCCGGATCAGTTGATTTTAAGGAGAAATTAGAATGTGAAGTAAGGACAGCCTGATTAACGCGAACTTTTTGTTTAATGTTGTAGCGAAAACAGTCATCCTTATTTAAGAAGTCATTAACTAAATTATTAAGCAAATCATTCAGGAATCTTGTAAGGCTATACAGCGTCTCTTCTTTACGCAACATGCGATCTGCTATCCATTCTAGAAAATATTTCACAGAAATAGGCACATCTCCAAAATTGACAAAATTGCTCATTGTTCCATTTTGCATTCGAGGCTTCACAAACTCCACAGGACCCAGAACCACTCTAAATCGCTTAAAGTTCTGTAGATATTTCTCGTACTGGCGCGCCTTGTCTTGTAGGGTGCACCGATCGATGCCGCCGCCTAATACGCGAATCTTTTTGGGCAACTCTCTCAGCTCAAGCTCGATATTCTCCATCGCTATGTCTAATAGATCGGACAGATAGAAGAACGATACATTATTAGAATTAGGATCAATCGCCACTAGCGCTGCCGCGATCTGGCCCTCGTCTTCTGTGCTAAAGCTGGCGCCATCGGATTTCTGTACATCCCTCATCTCTGTTAGAGTTACATCAACAGCTTTTGCTACCACCGTATTATGCTGGGAATTTGACAAAACAAAGCTATCCCCATGAATACCGCCGGTGCCGGTTCCTCCTTCCGGATTATACTCAGCAAAGGGACCATTATCTAAAAAATTTATCACATGTTCGTAGGGCACATTAATATAATAAATTCGATCTCTATTGATCAATTGTCGCATAAGAGTAGAGATAGAGGTGCGTTGCTCTTCATCGACTGCTGCGGCATGTTCTTTTTTCAGAGACTCTAGCTGCTTATCCTCACAAACCTTGCGATAATGTTGCATTCCAAGTTGGCGTCGAAGCCGCTGAACTGTCATATCCGCATTGGCAAAAACATTATAAGCTGTGGCATCATAGAAATCTTCGGCATATGCTAGATAGTTTAATGTAAAGGTTACGCGACCCATGTCATCAAAGTCAAAGTTATGCACAGTCGGCGTAAGATTCAGAGTTATAAAAGAATTATATATAGCGTCTTTAACGTCGTCTCTCATGGCAGCAAATTCTCCATTCGGAACCGACCATCCTACAACCGCCTTAAGTCTGAAATTTAACTGTGATAGTTCGTCATTTACCTCAATATACCTAGCGTTTATGTCGCAGCTAGTGTTTTCGCTTCTAGTATTAGATGTTTTCATGGCCAAATCAGTATATTTATAGCCTCCTCGATCCTGTACAAGTTCGTCAAAAGTATTGGCAAATATTTTTAGCTGCGCTTTGATACTCTTCTTGGCTGAAAAAGGATTACTGCCGTCATAAGTGAAATTAAAGTGCTGGAGACCTACGCCCACACCTCTTACTGATTTGCTTTTAAACATATCTAATACTTCTTTTTTCATGTGCGAATCAAATCTTATTTCATGTTCTCTCTCATTGCCCCCATCGTCAAACTCCACCTTATAGAGCCTAATATACGGCTGCAGATTTGATAATTCATGATTACGAATATCCCATAAAGTGGGCAACGACGGGTGCTGAGTTAGATGGTTTAACATGCCATACGGGTTGCCATCCAGCTGAAGGCATGCATTGCCTATATAATCTGGCTCCAGGCTCCAGGTGGGATCGACATAATACGGCACGCGCTTCTTAATCTTAAAGCCTCCGGAAGCGGCGCCTATATCAGAGCCTTTTACAGAGCCGCCGGCTTTATAAGTCAGCAGTCTATTTTCATTATTTTTCTTATAGTTGGCGATTATATTAATAAAACTTAGCAAGAAGCATTGTTCCCTAAACAAAACTTTCTCTGCGGTGGTTCCATAAAATCCTCCATGAATATTCAGCTTGGCTAGATTGAGGTTTGCAATAATCTCGTCTTGAGCCATCGTTGAATATTCGTCAACGATCAGGGCCAGTATATTTTCTCCGAGTCCATCCATTTCGCCAACTTCGGCCTTAACGGCCACATATTCTTTATCTACCTTTTTATCGCATTCGTAGATTGCCTCGGAGCCTGCCGTGATTATTTCCAGGTGACTTTTTATCTGGCCAAAATAGTGCGCCACCATCTCGCCAGCCTGCGCGGCTCTATCCCCTATCGCTCCCGCCAGGGCGCCAGCGGTGGAACTTCTACCCACCTCGCCGGCCAAAGTAGTTACTTTTGCACCAGAAGAGCCGGGAGTACCACTCGAATTATACACGTTGCGATCCCACATCGATGTCATTAAGCCACAGTATGTGTCACCAAGAACATGACACATATTAATGGGGCTATAGCGACCTAAGTTGGAACCGTCGATCTTAATACCGCTATAGTTTCCGTTATCTAAGATGCCGCCTGCGACTGCAGTCCATTTTCCGGTGTGTTCGGTGATCGGCGGCTTCGAGTTGCCGGCATCGGCATACATATCCTCCTCCAAATAATTAGCTGCGATGGCGGGGAAGTCGGCCTTGGGGAGCGAGCCATGATGCGGGCTCGGCTTCTTGCCGGCGGTATAGCGGCCGCGGCCATAATACATCATCCAATTTACAGTTCCCCATGTGTACTGCTCCGCTGCGGCGGCGCCGCCGGCTAAATCGCTTGCTCCGTGATTCATCGCTGTAATCTTATGATACATCAACATATCTCCAGCAACGCTCATGGCATCAAGGTCTGATTTCTTAAACATATGCTTCTTAACGGCCATGCAATAATACATTATATTACATATCAGCGTATTAAACTGAAAGGGATACCAGCCGGCGCTAGTGCCTTGAGTGTCATTTGGGAACCGGTATGCAGGATCATTATAGCGGGGAACCACAATACTCTGATTACTAGAATCTCCATGGGCTATATATCCAATATCATCAAAAACTAATTTTTTTTGGAAATCGGCTTTAAGCTGCAGCAGTCCAAATTTGTAGCCAGTGGTTCGCGAGGGTGTCTTGTCCCAGATTCCGCTGTCGCTGAAATAAGGATACAGCCAGGAAGATGGATCCGCGGATCCCATGAAAGTGGCGATATCTGACTCTACCCAGCCTTTAGGTTGTCGATAGCCAGTACCAGTACTAGTGGGCGTCGTTTCGGCAAACTGCCCTTGATCACCCTCATAAGCTAGCAACCAATCAGCTTCGGCGCCGCCCAAGATCGCTGGCGCTTCTTTAATGAACTGTTTTATTAGCGTATCTATGTTGTCTACAGCTGCTACCATATCATAGCCCACTTGAGCAATCTTTGCGGCGCACTCATTATAAAGTGGCATAATTCTTTCTTTTGCTAGCTGTGCTGCTTTTGCCGGTGCATCAACAAGCTTTTGGCACTGTTCTATATAGAACATGCGCGAGCCCGGCTCTACGCCCATGTTCTTCACCATCATGCCTACGTTATACTTCGCGTTGGCCTCTTGTTTGCCGACGTAGCAGGCCGCGGCCCATGTAAAGCAATAACAGTACTTAATATCGCCGACCCAGCCGGCGGTGATGATGGTGACTGCTGTGTCCACGCTGGCGCACGGCGCTTCGCATCCATAATAGTAGTCATCTCGGGCTTTTGCATAATCTGCATCCCATTTAGCGGCCGCGTCCTTGTATATTGCGAGGGCGGCCTTGGCCTCCTCCATATTCTCGGGACTCCAGTCACTTACATCAAAATTTTGGCCCATCTAGTCTTTTCCTTTCTCAGGCAGCATTCAATATCCTCAAAGTAGATTCAAGATCGACGGGTATTTGAATAACATCTCCGGGATAGATATCTGCTTCCGTAGGGAGCCCATTCCACCACGCGATAACCCACCAATATCGAGTGTCCCCATAATGCTTATGGGCTAAGTTATAATATCGGTCACCATATTTCCATATATGAGTGGAAGTATTAATTTCAGCTCGTTCGCGTACACCCGGGTTTCGTATTATAGGGGTCGCATAGTGGTTAATAACGGGCATACCGCCACGCTCTTGGCGTAAAAAAGAATAATAGTTAGAAGCATTGGCTATAACTTTTTGATTTAAATATCTGGGCATCTCTTGCTCTCCTTAGTCGATAAATTCGCTCCAATCAATTTCCCCGGTGCCGCCGGCGGCAGTATAAAATAACTCAGCCTGATTAGCGCTCTCTCCGGACGGCCCGTCGTAAGCCATGTGCGTGCCTGCTACTTCTGCGGCGGTACCGGGGTTGTTAATCTTTCTGACAAACCATTTATTTGCGGTGCCGGCTGTCTCATCCAGTTTTCGTTTGTCACGGTTTGCGCGCATCTTCCCGAACATGCCAGAATATCTGGCTTGTGCGTTTTGTTCGAACTGATCTGCAATCGCTGTGGCTGTCTGTTCTTCACGTTGCTCTCGGGCTGCTTGCGACATTGCATTTGCTGAAGCCTTTATTTCGCGCTCGACTTCGCCATAGCCCTTGGGCTTGCTTCCTGGAAGATTAGCGCCATAGGGAAAGAGGGCGTTGGAAAAATTACCTTCTGAGTCCCAGCCAAGCTGAGATTCATGAATCACTGCAAAATCCAAATTCACCTCCAACAATTTAGGCACTATAGTGCCCATATTTAATTCGAAAGCTCCATAGTCGGGAGTATCTAAATTATGGTTAACACTAAAATTTTTAATAACACCGAGCAGGCCATCGATCGTCCCCGGCTCACCCGGGAGGCCATGAGCCGCGCGCCCGGCTCGATGGGCGTCAAAAGTTCCCTGGCCGTTGGTAGCTAACTTATCCGTGGTCGTTTGGTCTCTCTTTGCGAACAAATTCATAATCTTCATGCGCACAAGGGGCGATTGGGCTATTGTTAGGGCATTATCGCGGGATGGGGAGGGGGCCTTCCCGCCATAATCATAATTGGGATATAAAAATTGTACTAACTGCTGAACTTTTGCGAGATTCTCGAAGCCCTCGCCCTCGGTGGCGGCCGGAATTCGAAAGCCTATTGTAATATTCCGCGTTGTATTCTTAAACATGTAAATGGGGTCGGCGCGCCCATATACACTTTCGGCGGCCCAATCAGGAGAATACGTCTCATTAAGGGTCATAATAAAGGCCTTAAAGGCAACGGACGTTTGACTGGGAACATGTTGGAAAATGATCGACATCCCAGCGTTTGCGTAAGCATCAGAGCCGTCGATATAATATAATTGGTTGGCCAGTTTCTGGGTGGATGAGTGTGTGTCGTACTCAGAGCGAGCCGCATCAGTGGCCTGGGCCTCCTCAAAGCCCGCTTCATCGAGCGATGAGCCGGCGCGGCGCCGGATGCCTCCTATTTTTTGTGAATTAAACGTCATATTTATTTACCCCTGTCCGTTAACTGCATCGATGGCCGCTTGGCCTTCGGATGTCTCTAATACCCTAATTACTTGCGCATCAAATTTATCACCACCAATTACTACTGTAATTGGCATTCTTGCTATTTCGCGCGACTGGCCAGCGCCTGAAGCTGTTTTGGTAGCAGGTTTTGATCCGCCAGGGCCACCAAGCTGTCTGATGGCCTCGGTAACTACTGCTGCTGTTTCCACTGTTGCCTGGAAGGCTAGTGCTTTCATGTAGGGTATCGATTTCATTGCCTCGGCTATACGCTCTAAGGCTGTGGCAAATTCGTTATACTGAGACACTTTTACTCTTGCCATGGCATCTGTCCATATACCCAGATTTTTCATTTGCTCGTTGGGCATCGTTGAGAGCGCCCAAGAAACACCCAAAAGGCCGCCGGCGAGGAGAAGCATGCCGGTGATTGCTAGCGGAGCAAATTTTAGAAAAAGACCAACGCCGCCTAAGAAAAGCGTGAAAGCCAGAACCTTTTCCATCTCAATTGCATTAAATATAATGGCTATTCCCTCACCCATCAATTTCATTCCCAGGCCAGCGAGAGCGATAGCACCACCCATCATCAGGATCGCGGCGCCAATAGCTAGAATAATTGGAGTAACGGGAGCTGCCGCCGTAGAGGCGCCGGCGATCGTGACTATCATAGTAGAAAAAGCGGCTCCAACTGCCGGCGCAACCCAAATCAGGGCTATCATAAAGCCTAAGAAACCAAGCAATTGTGGTATATTAAGTGTACTAAAAGCCAGAGCAATCGCAGCTACGCCGGCAGCAACAAACATAAAACTAACACCGACCGCTATAATCTGCATGGGCCTCAACAATGCGATTGACGCTGCAAAACCAGCCGTAGGGCCCGCGGCGCCGCCGCTCGTTGCCCCTACCATAGCTATGCGGGCGCCTAGGCCATTCAGAAGGCCCGCAAGAATAGGAATCTTTGTTATAAGACCAGCTATCCAAATTGCAACAAAAACCTCTATGTGTTCTATGACAAACATCATTACGCCCCCAAGCGTCTGGAGAGCATTTATAAACACAAATAAGGGCCCTTCGGCATCTGTCAGCGCTACCTCATTCTCCTCATAGTAAGTTAGAAGTTGATCGATATAGTCTAGAACAGGCTCTAAAATAGGAATTAACTTCATCATAATGGCGTTAAATCTATCCTGAAAGTTAGCCATTGTTTTAGCTTCTTCGGCCATTCTTGCATAATCAGCTTCTGTCTTTCCCATATCTCCACTAAGCGCGTCAAAGTCGCCTCGCATAAGAGCAGCCAGCTGTGAAACATCTTCCAAACCAGCGGCTTCTGCATAAAATTGCTTCTGGTAATAACCCATGTCATCAAAGCTCAAACCAGTGCCTTCGATAGCATCTTTAATCATCTGGAATCTGCCCACCGGATCAGTTTCCATCATCATATCCATTGCATTCATAAAGTTGCCGCCCAAGGCTGCGTTCAATAGACCTGCGCGCTCGGCGGCGCCTTCGAATGTGTCAAATTTATTGGTGACTTGAAGAATCTTCTCCATCTCAATGCCGGTAATCTTCGAAACGCGGGCCAGATCCTTAAAGGCCTTGGTGCCGTTATCTCCAAGCTTCGACAATTGAGAGCCCATTCTGGCATATGCGGCTGTGATTTTACCCGGGGGCTCTTGCATGTCTCGGGCAAATGCGTCCAGCTCCATCATCGTATTCATGGCTTCGGTCCCTGTCATTTGAAATGCGACAGTGGCCGTCTGCAGGCCTTTAGTTAGGTCATCGCCCGAATGACCAATTTTTGTCATAGTGGACATAACTTTAGCTAATTCATCTTGAGTAGAGGCAGCCAACATAGTAAAATCAGTAAATCCTGATCGCAAATTGGTCACTTGATCGTAAAACTCTTTCATGCCGACTGTATTGCTGCGCACCTCCCCATATACACCTCTCATTCTCTTCGTAAAAGCTTCGCTGGCGCCAGTGGCGCGGCGCATTGAATTTTCTGCCTTATCCATCTCAAATATAAGACCGATTATGGCATCGACAAAATTCATAACGATACCAACACCCAGAGCGCCAATAAAGGCGCCTGCTGCTTTTCTACCGCCCATTAAAGCTTTGCCAACTTTAATTAAATTTCCTGCGTTAAAGAAGGGGTGCTTTTCATACTGCGAAAGAGAGCTAGCAAACGTAGTTCCAAACTCCGTCGCGGCGGCAGTGCCTTCTTTGATGGCCTTTGAGGTGCCCAATATTTTCTTAAGGCTCTTGTCAGCCTCCTTGTATTGCTTTTCCAATACTTTGAGTCTATCTAAATCAGCCTTTTCCAGTTCAGTTGAGCCTGCGATAATTTGCTTTTGCTTATCTACAAGAAGACGTGCTTTTTCAACTTCAGACTCGGCAAGCAGAATATTTTTTTGTTTAGAACTGCTTACTTTTTCCAGACGTTTTTGGTAATCATCCTGAGCGGACAACAATTCCTCGATGCGATCGAGAGATTTCGTCTCCAAATCAAGAATATCTTTAATGGTCTCTTTTAGCCTTTCTGCGTTGTCTGTATCGACAGGGCCGGCTTCAGGAGGCGAACCCCCGCCAGTAGTATCATCAGCCACTTGTTAAGTACCTCGTTATCATAAAATAATTAGTATTATAAACAAAAAGACAGAGCTAATAACTCTGTCCTTAGTTACCCATTAAATCGGGGGGAATACGAGGCTGGTTATGCGGTGTTAAAGTTTGAGATTTAGAGCGCCCACTCGACGCGCCTTCAGCTGCTTCTTGTTCCATCTTGAGTTGTTCAGCGAGCCTTTTCGTGAACCAGTTTCGAAGTCCAACGGGCAAATTGTAAGCCTCAGAGAACGACCAGCCACCAGAGTATTTCAAATAAAAGAACTGCTCATAGATGTTCTGCATATAATCATCGGTCAGGCCAAAAAAAGTCCGCAGTCAGCGGTACCTCCATTTCCTGCTCATGGGGACAATTCTCGCACTCAAAATATTGACTAAGATCGACATTAGGAGCAGCCAATTTATAGGCCGCCCTTAGATGTCGAGAATCCATGGAAGGAAGATTGTCAACACAATATTGAATTGCTTCAGGGCTGTCATATTCGTTGACTGCCACAATAAGATTTTTAAGCTGGCGTGTGATAAGGTTGTCTGACTTGTTCTTTTTTCGTTGCTTTTCGGAGAGATCTAGCATGTTTTTCTCTTCCAGACCCGTCAGCAATCTAAATTTTACATTTAGGCCTGTCTTGGGTAAAGAGGTCGTAAAAGTACCATCTTCGTGATTCACAATCTCTAATTCGTGGATATTCTCTCCATGATATACCCGTGTATCATTCAGATCAAAGGAGAACTGCTGTTTTACGCTGCATGCGGGACACGTTATCTGCGTTTCATAATCATTGCCATATCCCGAGACACGGGCTGCGATCAATATCGCGTTTCTATCTCCGATCAGCATATTTTGGGGATTAATTCGCTTATTTCGAATAAGGCTCTCCAGCACTCGATCAAGCGCAATGCCCTTTTTGAGGAGCGCACGTGAAGTAAGAATATCTTCCTCTTTTGCTGTCATTTGCTTAATTTCTATGGCCTCTTGACCATAAAGGGGATGATTTTCAGGATAAAACACCCCTCTAGAGGGAAGCTCTACGAACTCCGTAGGAACAACAAATGAGAAACCTTCATTTTCTAGCAGTTCTTGGGGGGGCGCCGCACTGGATTCGGGCTTAGGGGGCGCCATGCCTCCAAGACGATTTTTGTTTCTTGACAATATACACCTCGCGTTTTATTGTTTGTCTTTTTATACGTTGAAGAACTCGGTACCGCCGCCAGGGCCGCTGGATTCGACAGATGTCTCGACACGGGCCCAGTCGTAACGTAGGGTCACCGAGAGTTCTGTTAAGTCATCATTTCCATATTCTAAGTTTTCGCCGTACTTCAATTCGGTAATGAAAGAGTTCCATAGCGTCCAAGTCTCAAGAGCGTTGCCCTCTGCATCGAGCTGCGTAACAATAACAGAGCCCAGCGCGCTAGCCGATTTAGCCTTAGAAATGCTTGTCATGCTGTTTGTGGTTGCGTCGGTAGGTGGCGTATAGCCCGACTGTTGTACGATATCAGAAAACGTTGCTGTCATATCCGGATCGACGGGATCTACGAGCGTGACAGTGACCTCGTTCCAGGTAACGTTACCGGGATAATAAAAAGTATGATTTAAATATTTATGTTCAGCTGCATTAATCGCAAAGGAAGGCTTGCTCACAGTCTTGGCGTACCAAAGGGTGGCGCCTCCCTGTGCAGCATTAATCCCCTGGAATTCTACTGTAAACCTAAAATTTCTTTTAGGATCTCTTAGGTCGGTTGCACTTTCACCGAAATTTGTTGACCAAAATGGCATTTTTAGAAACTCCTCTTATCTAATTTTAAATAGTAGCGTGGGGAAAATCCCCCACATCTTTTAGTCATCGAAAGATGCTCCCGTCGATGAAATCACGAAGTCAATCGCGATGTATTCAATAGCTCTTGCCGGCTTAACCATAATCTTCGCATACATGATGTTCTGATCAATCAAGTCAGGTGTGGTTGTGGAATCATCAAGGATTAATTTGTAATCTGTAACTCCGTATTCTGTCTTGACATTGGCTAAGAACGGCTCGACCAAGGACTTGAATCGATTCCATGTGGCCTGAACATTTTGCTCGAAAAGAACCTGCGTAGAAAGAATGGAAATCTGCTTCTTAAGGAAGATGACAAGTCTTCTAACATTGATTCTATCAAGCGCAGAGGCGCGCTCCTGAAGGGTCTTCTGGCCGAATACTACAATCCCAGTAGATGGGAAGGACGCAATTGGGTTAATGCGAGACTCGTAAAGATCGTCGCGGTCTTTGGAGGTGAGCCTTTCTGTAATGCCGGTAATCGGCAATCCAGCGGCACCTTCGGTAAGGCCGCCGCGGTTGAAGCCTGCAGGAGCAAACCACAACTGCGAAGATGCCTGTGAACTAGCGAGAACGCCCAGCATTGCAACAGAAGGTGGAATCCAAAGAAGGAGGCCGGTGTTGGCATCGCGAGTCTGGACCCATGGATAGAAAGTACACCCATAGCTAGAGTCGATTCTCCGATCCCTTAGCGCAGTAGCTGCATTAATCGGAGTTGTTCCAATTCGGCTAGTCTTGTTAGCGTAATACTGCTCTGAACTAGGAATATACACGTCGGGTAGATCAATCACAGCTAGCGAGTCGGCTCTTTCTTCACACACATTAATCATATGAGTAGTAAGATTGGGTAGCGTAAGTCCAGGAGTTGCTAAAAGGTTCATATCGAGATACTCAGGGTCTGCGACGGTATCGATAGCGCGCTTATAGGTATAGTACTTATAATCGTTAGTTTCGCTTGATGCGTTCGACATCCCCGCGTTATATAGAGGATCCGGCTTCTTAATGTCGAATCCATCAAAACCACCCCAGAAGGGCGCCGTGAATCTATTAACACTCTGGTTAAGTAGATCGGTGTAAGAACCAGAACTATAAGCAGTGCCCTTAGCATAACTACCGGACTCATATTCCCACGCCTGACTATTGGAACCTGTCTTAATATCATTCATAGTAAAGGCATAGGAATAAGCTTCGATACCAACTAAATTAGTCGGGAAACGTCCGCTATAAGATGATGCAAGAGGATCATCAGGAAAATCAGCGTACAAAAGTCCATTCATCGTCATAACACTATCGTCCGGACGTGTACTGGCACTCGTTCTTGTGACCGTCAGCCCCCAGTATGCATTTTTAGGATTGGCTAACCCACCATCAGATGCTGAAGTACGAAGTCTGTCTCTCGGAAAGTCAAGAGTGCCCGATAATGCCGTCCACGAAGTATTATGCTCCGGGTTCATTCCACACATCGGCCACGCGGTCACAGCCTCAGACGCACCGCGGTTTCCAGTAATATTCAAGAAATTATCGCCGGAAGTATCAACAACATTAATAAATGAATTCGCAAGAGAGCTTGCAGACATCACGGGAGCCGTCTGCGAGATGTTGTCGCCTATGCCCTTAAACTTGGGAGAACCAAAATAGCCAAATGGAAGCAGCAGCGGATCTGTCGCTCCAGCTTCAACATCGGCGTTCATTTCAACATATACAAACTTAGAATTATTGGGGAACTCTCCGTATACCCTGAGTCGGCGCTGGGTCGAGTCCCATGAATTATACATATCGCCAATTCTGCGTGCAACAAAGTCTGGGGAAGTTGGATCAAGTGTCAAATTATCATATCTCTCTAAAACCACCACCTTGCTATCAGTGTCAAGAAGACTACGAAGCACCACCGAGAAAGTTCCGTATTCTGTCGTTGTGGAGGTAGATTGCCTAATCTTTTCAATTGATACTTTGACATTCTCACTCAACCAGCGACCGTGGCCGCGGCCTTTAAGGCGGAAAAGCTTTGGCATTGCAGAAGGCTGATATGCGCCGTAGGCGACCGAGACACCATCACCTTGGCTCGGTGCTCCGGAATTTCCACCAAGATCCTGGCCAAAGAACCAGCCAGCGACGGCTTCACGGGAGGCTTGGCGCAGCTTGTGCGGCCCATTAGTTCCCGAAACAATGGGAAGTATTACTCCAACCAGTTTTCCTGTGTTAAGGCCATCCCATTTAAGATCCTGTTCGTAGCTTTCGCCAAGCCAATATGGCTTATAAGAAGATGAAGGATAAAATTGATCAGGCAGCGATGTTAGCTGGGGGTTAGTATTAAACCTCTTGCGAATAAATGTAGCCTGTGTGTCGTCAAGTCCGAATGTAGTCGTCTCAGATGTTTTAACTCCCGTTTTAGAGCCTGTAATCTCGACAGTAAAATGGCCATTTGCGTCTGTATTGATAGCGCATCCTAGTGCAGCAACAGTATTAGGATTAGCTGCATCCACAGGGGCCAAGCCTGCATTACCAAAGGCGAGACTGCCTGAAAGTTTAATGGAGGCAGACTCTTCTAAATACCAGATAGCCGCTAGACTGCCGGTTCCAAGATCAATCCCGGGCGCACCTACACCTCCGCTGGCGAAAACCCACAGCCCAAAAGCACCACCGTTTGTGTCGCGATCAGTTGTTGGAGTAGCCTGAGTTGCCCAGCCGGCGAGACCATCACCGCTAGCATTGTCATCCTGGGATCCTAGCAGACGAATATACGTAAGGGGTGCGACATTTGCACGAAGGAACGCTTTAGCCGCATAAGTTCCATACATAGGAGATTGGTAATTTCCGTAGCGGGAAACATCGCCGCCGGCTTTACCGGGTACTGTGTCGCCGAACATTTGGACAAATTCTGAATACGACTCTACCTTTACTGGCTGCATCGCAAGGCCCCGAGTAGAACGTCCAATTACCACTGGACCGATGGCATCTGCAGACTTTGGAATGAACGAATTATCAATTTCGTTGATAAACACTCCAGGAGATACAAATTTAAAGCTTTTAACCGACATGTGCTATTCCTCTTTATAAAAAATGGTTTTAATTGTAAGGCCAATCATTATTTAAATAGTATTTTTAAACTCAAAAGTCTGTTCAGGAAGTAAGAAATATATCTTTCACTTCAGGATATTGCCAAATATATTTGGGAGGCCAGGGGGCGCCACTGTTTCCTGCGGGTACGTTACCTCAACTGTGTTCTCGTCCACTCTCACGATGGGACGGTCATCACTCTCTCCCTCGCCAATGAGATAACCCAGCACTCGGATACCAATCTCTGTATTAAACACGCGGGTGTCTTCTGCTAAGTTATTGACATTATTACTATGGGTATAGCCTGAATCAATGAAGGCCTCATACAAATGACCGTTTCTGCGCATGACAAATGCGCTGATCTGGCCCGGGCGCACAACGAATGGTTGCACTAGATCATTCATTTGCTGTTGGTATTCTGTGCGAATGGTAATTTTGTATTCTACGTTAACATAAATCGGTATAGGTATTGAAAGCGACTGAATTACTATCTTTTTATTAACACGGGGATAGAATCGCTGTTGTTTGGCATTTGTGTTTGTGCGTGTGCCGGAAGCAACTGCATAATTCCGTGTCTTATCTTTGACGATCCTTTTTGCAATCACAAATCTTCCAGTTCTGCCATTTTTATTTTTCGAATATATTTGCGCTTGAAAAGATCCTTTCTTTTCAGGATCCTTGGTGATTCCCGTTCTCTCTACACTAACAAGCGGGAGTTTTAGGGCGCCAGCATCGTCTCTCAAGTCTTTTTTGTTTTTAATCTGAAATGATCTTTCCGGCACTTGCCATAAAATAGGAACTTTAACAGATCCTTCATTTGTAAATGTAGACAAGTTTAAGTCTTCTTTAATCCACGACATCATGGCATAATCAATATCCTCTATTTTAGAGGATAGCATCCCCACCTCCTTGAGGGTGAAAGTTTTGCCATTACTTCCCGTAGGTAACTGCGCAAAATCAAAATTATCAGGTAGCATCGAATAGTCCCTTTCTGCTTCTCTTGCAGGTTGCCGAAATCTCAAAACTGTGGTCTACTTGGCCAAATAGTTTTCTAGGTTCTGACAATTTAATTATCTCGTAATAAAAATCACCATATAAAACAAAATCCCCCTCTCTCACTTCCAAATTCTGATCCTCCGTTAATCTTCTTCGATGAAAATGCACCATAATCTCCCAGCTCTTATCAACTCCGAAGCCTTCCATGTAGTCTGTGACATAATCTGTGAATTCCACCAGCGCGTATACGCGAACGGGTGGTAAGTAAGTTTTTTCAATGGCTTCGCCGTAAAGATCATGGAAATTAGTTGCCTGCAGGTCTATAGGGTAATAAAGAATCTGCTGGCCGATGACTTTTTCTATTAATTCGTCATTTACCTGCTTGACAAGATCTCTTTCTTTCTTGCCTAGAAATAGCGGTGGTGGCGGGGCATCGGGTCTCTTCCATTCATCGGCCATCTTTCATCATCCTACAAATATTGGCAGCGGGGTGCCCTTAAAGGAATTTGTGGCTGCCTCAGTCATCTCTGCTTCGGTCTTGGCTAGCTCAGGATAGGTCATGGTGTCTAAGATCTCCATCAACTTATCTCTTAGTGAACTCTGCTCCTCTTTTGCTTGAGATAGCAATTCGGCATGATTTAGTGTCACCGATTCACCAGGAATAGGCATTGTTGTAAATTTGCCTCTTATTTGACCTAACATTTCTTTGCATAGCGCCAAAGCATATTTTCGAACCCACTGCTTTCCGATGGCATTTATATTTTCATATAAAATATTATCAAAAGGCAGCGTGTTTATATTATTGACTCCCTCCCGGCCATCGTCATAATTTGAGTTAATCGACCATACGTCCTTGTTGTCAACGTAAAATTGAACCCATATGCGATCTAAATCGCCTTGTAGGCCCCAATAGCTTGGGGTAGGAAACAAGCGCAGCATATTATCTTTTAGTTCATAGGCATAATTAGATGTACGCGTTGTTATAGAATCTTCGTACATAATTGCTTGTAATTTATTTTGCCATGTGGGTATTATCTCGAATGTAGAATCATCCGCAAACTGGCCGTAAGTTGAATAATTTCCAACCACGCCTATGCCTCCATAATAGCCGTAAAAGCGCCACATAGCCCTAGGAGAGCGATAAAAAACTCTCGTAATGATAACACGGTTATTGCCGACTGAGCCGGAATAATCAACCTTTGTGCCGGCGTCATCTACGCCGGAATTTGAGGCGCTGTTGATGATCGTCTGAAGATCATAATCTTGTACATTTACTTTTGGACCGAAGGATGCCGAATATTGGCGAATTGTGCCACCATAACCACCCAGAGTAGACATCGCGTCACCAATCTGACGTGTTGTGGCTATCTGGAAGCGCGGGTACCTTAAGTTGGCGCCGGATGGGCCAGAAGTGATATTTCCAAAAGAATCAAATGAGGCAGTTTGGTTGCCTAAAGCATTTGGAAGGGTATTTTTGCCCTGATGGAGGTTGACTATATACGAGTATTCTAAAACGGCCTCTTCGTAGGCCGAATAAACGTTATCGGCGGTCAGCTCGATGTCAACAACATCGCCGCCAAGCTTTCTATACACATAGTCTACTTGTTTGGCGGCGCCGGTACAAAAAGCGACCGATCCAGTATATACACCAAAAGGAACTGCGGCGGATACGCTGTCAGCCGTACCGGTCGCTGGCAAAATGACAGCACTGGTCTCTGAAATAGGATTTAAATCTGTGGGCATAAGTGAGATCTCCTGCTACTGTAAGTAGTAATCTCGCCTACAAAACCCCTGGAGCAATATTGCTTCTTTTATAAAGATTGTGGGGGTGTCGTTTTCTTAGTTTTCCGCGTTGTGCTTCTTTTTGTAGATGTTGCTGTTTTTTTGACTGTTTTCGTCTTTTTGGCAACATCTTTCTTCGGGGGCACAGAAATCGTTGCTGGCGCCTCTGCCTTTGCCGTTAAAGTTGGGGTCTCAACTATTTTCGGCTCTACTGGTGGCGGGGGAGCGGTGATCGTCTCTTCCACCACTTTGGCTGCCGGCGCTGTCGGAGGGGATGCCTCCTGGCGGGCCAAGAATTTGGCTCGCGGGTGAGCACTGTGTTTTAATGCAAACTTAGCCTTGGCACATTTTATTCTTCTTTTCTTGCCCATAAAAAACTCCTGTTTTATATGGTAATTAGTATAAAAAGCGAAAATCTCAAAAATTTGCCGGCGAAAAAATTGAGAGGAGCGACATTTTCAAAAAAGAACCCCCCACTCCGAAGAGAGGGGGGAATAATTTAATGCATAGCAAAAAATTTGTTAACTAAATTATTAGCTAAATGCAATACCGTTAGCACCTCCGGCAGCGGCGGTACCAGTTACATACCACAAAGTACCATCTGACAGAAGGGTAATTTGGTCGCCTGCTAGTGTAGCACTACCGAATGTAGCTGTGAGGTCAGAACTACCATCAGCCAAATTTTGTGATGCAGCACTAGGGCCAGCAACAGCGCCGGCCATGAAGTCTCCGGCTGCTGCGACAACTTTGCAAACAGCGGTAACATAATCTTCCACTTGAATGATCGTAAAAGTCATCCCAGCAGTTGCAGCGGGCAATGTAATATCTACCCCGTTTTGTCCCATCAAAATAACTTTGCCACTGTCGGCGGCAACCAGTGTTGTATCCGAAGTTACTGATTTAGTGGTCGCCTTTCGGCGATATAGATCGTTTTGATTTTCGTTAATCAGGCTCTTGATTCTGGCCCAACCTACTCTTTTTGTTCCCATAATATGTTCTCCTTATATGAATATTAATTAGGTCAATTAACGAAAGGATTTCTCCTCTCGCTTGTAAGTAGTTTTAGACAAACGAAAGCCCCCACCTAATGGTGGAGGCTTTACATTTATTTGGCTTCTAGTTTTTAGCTAGTAGCACCGGCTTCGCCAGTGAGACCGCGAACAATAACTAGACCGTACATATCAGGTCTAACCATCTGCTTGGCATAGCGAGTCATCACGCCCTTACGGGGTACGAAGTCCTCTGGTCCAAAGATGGTAGGTGTGGTCTGCAGTGGTACGTATGGAGCGTACACATATCCGCTTTCAAGGAAAGAGGATCCGCGACGGCCAACGAGAATCACATTTCGCAGGAAGTATGGGTCAACAATGACGTCAAACTTCTTGGAAAGAGATCCAACCTTAACGGCTCCGACAGTACCACGATCATCGTCAGCAGTGACAGATGCGCGGAATCCAGCGGTGAACTCAAGGATGTTGGCAACTTCAGGTCCGCAGACGATGAAGTTAGC